GCCGGCATCGTTCATGGCGGCGCGCGAGGTCACGATCGCCGTGGGCGTGAGCGCCCTGCGTGGTCTGGGTGCGGCGCTCGGCGTGTGCTGGGCGAGCAAGCCGCTGAAGGCCACGCTCGCCGGCTGCAAGTACGATACCCTCGCTTACGGCGGCGCCGTCGTTGACGAGCTGGTCGCCTTGGGTGTGACCGAGGCCGAGATCTACACGGCCGGGAAGGAGGCCCTCGACCTCGTGATCGAGGCCATCCCGCGCGAGCCCGAGGTCGCGACCGTTGAGGGTTTTATCGATCCGGAGCCGGAGCCCTCGACGCCGTAGCCATCGAGATCGGGCTCACCTTCTGCGGCGATCCCGACGCGTTCTATGGGTGGACACGCGACCAGCAAGAGCGCGTCCTCGCGTGGTGGCGCGTCAAGCACACGCCGCCTCCGAAGCCTCAACGCGGGAAGGCGCGGGAAGGTGATAGTATGTCCCCCGAGGCGCGAGCCTTCTGGGGGATCGGTGGCGGGTAAGAAGATCACGGTCGGGCGCGCATCCGTATCCATCGGGCCAGAGCTCGAGGCCGCGCTCGACCGCATGATCTCCACGACCTACGCCGAGATCAAGCGTGAGGTCGAGAGCATCGCGTCGGACGTGACCGACTACGCCCGCGGCGAGTGGTATCAGAACGTCACGCGCCGCACGGGCAAGACGGGCGACGGCATTGACTACGAGATGCGGATCACGCCCACGCACCTCAAGGGCGTGGTGTTCTCGAACACGAAGGCGACGTATTACGTGCATCGTCCTGGTCCCTTCTCTCGCCTCGGGCGTCGCGTGGATGGCGAAGAGTTCTCGACCATCATGCAGCAGTACCGCAACACGGGGACCATCCCCGAGGGCTACACGGTCGAGCGGTACACGCGCACCCGTCGCCCTGTCGGCGTGTTCAAGATCAATGTCGATAGCGCACGCCCGCGCGACGGGAAGAACGTCTGGAAGATTGTCGTGCTTGACTACGGCAAGAAGCTGGTCAAGCAGCGCCTCCCGCAGATCGACAAGGCACTACAGGCTGCGACCCGCCGGCTCGCAGCGTAGGGGGATCCATGGCTAGCGTAGAACTGTCAGTCGATGCCAACCTTTCTGGACTGCGCCAGCAGCTGGAGAGCATCCCCGGTCTGACGGCAGAGCAGGCGCGTCTCATGACGGCCGAGCTGAACAAGAGCATCAAGGCCAGCGAGCGTGCTGCGAAGGCGGCTGCCGACGCAAGCAAGCGGGCGATGGAGAGCGCGGGGTCGAGCGCACGCGATGCGGCTGCGGACATCGGCAACGTCGGCGACAAATTCGGGAAGGTCGGATCCTCTGCCGGCAAACTGGCTGGCGGGCTCGGGATGCTTGGCCCAGAGTTTGCGGACACGGCGCGCAACTTGGCTGACCTTGCCGATGTCGGCGAGGTCGGTACCGAGGTGTTCGGTGGCTTCGGAGCGGCGCTCGGTCCTGTGGTCGCAGTCGTGGCGCTATTCGCTGCTGGGCTCGCGCCTATCGGTGAGCTGCTGGCCGATACCGCTCGACGCGCGGAGGAGGCAAAGGTCGCAATCGATGCGTTCGCCGAAGCACAGGAAGCGGCTGGCAATGCGTCGGCAACCGTAACGGATCAACTGCGTGCGATCAGCGAAGAGATCCGTATCAAGACAGGGCTCGAGACTGCCGACGAGCAGGCGCTGCGTAGAAAGACCGATGCGCTTTATGCGAGCGTTGATGCCCTCGAGGAGAGTTACGCGGCCGAGTCGGAAGCGGCACAGCAGACACTAGAATCCACGCGCATCGAGTACGGTCTGCTTGGCGCAAAGATCCTCACGAACAAGGCGACGGCCGAAGAGGCTGCACGCTACGCAGAACTCGGAGAGTCGGTCAACGCGGCGACGGCCACCCTTGCGAAAAACGCTGCGTCGCTTGAGCGTACTCGCGCTGCGGCAGACGCCAGCGCCGAGGCGCTGAAGGACATTGCAGAAGCGGAGAAGGCGGCGAAGCAGCGCGCCGAGGCTTTGACCAAGGCGAAGGAAGCGCAGGCCCGAGCAGCAAAGGCCGCAGCCGAAGCGGCCGCAATCGAGGCGCAGAAGCGTCGTGAACTGGAAGCGGTCATCTCCAAGGCACAAGCGATCACCGACTCGGAGATCTCGCAGGCTGGCCGCATCCTCAAGCAGCAGCGTGAACTACGCGCAGAACTGGAGAAGAACCCAGCCGCGTTTGGCGCGGTGACTGCCGCGATCGGAGTGCTCGATCGCCAGCTCGAGGCCCTAGACAAGCAAGAGATCGACGCCTACCTGAAGCGTCAGGCTGACGCGGCGAAGGATCTTCAGACAGCGTTTGAGGCGCTCATTCCGCCCGATGTTCCGACGCGCCAGGAGCAGTTCGCCACGCTGACCGAACAGGTAACGCAGGCGATGCGCGACGGGACCATCACCTTCGATGACTACCAGAAGAAGCTGAAGCAGATCCAAGAGGCACAGGAGGAGACGTTCTCCCTCGAGACGCTGAACGCCTTCTTCGAGAACGTACAGAGCAAGAGCTCGCAGCTGTTCAGCGACCTCTCGGCCGTCAGCGACTACTTCATGGCGCAGAGCGAGAACGCCGTAGAGCAGGCGTTGGCTGCGCGAAAGTCGATGGGCGAGGACGCTACGGCCGAAGAAAAGAAGCAGGCGACGGAGCGTGTAAAGGCTGCGAAGGACGAGGCGCGCAAGCAGTTCGAGCTCAACAAGGCGTTGCAGATGGCGCAGATCATCGTGAACACGGCAACGTCTGCAACGCAGGCGGCGCTCGTTGCGCCACCTCCCGCGAACCTTCCGTTCATCGCTGCGGCGCTCGCAGCTGGAGCGGTCCAGCTCGCAACCGTGCAGGCGACCACGCCGAAGTTCCACAAAGGCGGACTCATCGGCCAGCCCGACGAGGGCATGGCGGTAGTCCGTTCTGGCGAGGCCGTGCTCAACCCGATGGGACGCAGCCTTCTCGGAGACGACACCATCCGCGCAGCGAACGCCGGCATGGGCGGCGGGAGCAGCCACGCGGTACAGGTCGTGTACAAGCACAAGTCCTTCGACTACTTCGTGCGCGATCACCTGCGAACGAACGCCACCCTTCCGCGTGCGTTAAACGCTGGACGTAGGCTCGGGCAGAGGGGAGGCTGATCATGGCGAACGCCGTTACCGTCAACGCTCTGCGAGGCATCCTCGTCCACGACGAGCGCATCAATGCGTCGTCGTTCAACGAGCCGTTGTCTACGCTCTCACAGGCTGGCCCACGACCAGGCGTGCCGGTCCCCACGCGCGCGACCGACATGGTCCTCGAGGCGAGCGGCGACAGCTTCGAGGGCAGCACCATCACAGTGCAGACGGTACGAGCCGGCGGCGTGTCGGCATCCCCTGACGGCGAGATCGAGCCGGGCGCCTTCGCCATGCGGACGAACGGGCTGAACTGGCTGGGCTGGAATGGCCCGCTCGTGTTCTCGGGCTGGAGCCCGCTGCACACGTTCGCGTCGGGCGGTGCTGCGAACCAGTACGGCAACATGCACGCGGTGCACACCGACGACGGGACGATGCTCACGACGGCGCAGCGGTTCACGTCTGCCGGGTCGATCCGCAACCTCGTCGTGCTTCGCACAGTCGGCGCCACCACGACGACGGTTGTCGTGGACACGCAGGCCGCGGCGCTCGTGGCGTACTGCCCCACGCTCGTGAAGCTCCCCGAGGGGCGTCTCCTTCTGCTCGCCACGAAGGCCGTGACCGGCGGGCAGTACACGATCCGCGCGTGGATCTCGACGGACGATGGCGCAACATGGACGCGCAGCGCGGACAGTGTGATCCGCGACGAGCTGGATGGCGCAGTGGTAGTCCCCCGCCGACTGCGTGCGGCGTACTCGAACGGTCAGATCCTGATGCTGCTCGCCTTCCGCGACACGTCGGCGACGGTTGCGGACTCCTTCCGGCACTACGCAAGCGCGGACCTCGGGGCATCCTTCGCCTTGGTTCAAGCGGTCGACAACACGACCGCGGCGAACGACTACACGGGCGGCGTTCACGACATCGTGGCCACGCCCTCCGGGACGTTCCTCGTCGTGTTCTGCGCCTCATCGCGCAGTGCTCCATACGACTACGGCGCCAACTCCACGGTGCTGTACAAGGTGCTGCCTTCCGCGTGGGTCGCGTGGCAGACCGTGGTGACGCAGACCATCACTGGGCTGGGCTCCCCCAGCGCAAACCTGACAGCGGGCGGGTCGCTCTCCACCAGCACTGAACTCTGTGCCACGCGCGACGAGGACGGAACGGTCTACGTGTTCGCACTCGACTTCGCCACGAGTCAGCAGACGCAGATCGTTCGGAGCACCTCGGACGTGTTCACCGACTGGGTCGAGGTTGGCCTCCCGAACGCCAGCACGCCGAACGTCGCGTGGAACTCCGGCGGCTTCGAGTGGATCAGCGGCACGATCTCGGCGTACAACGGCACGCTTCGCCTCGTGTCCTCGTGGGACTCCGCGACGTGGCCGGGTCAGATTGGGATCACCACGTTCGCCGGCTACTCCACGGCGTGCATGCCCTGGTATCCGGCGACCGAGGCGACCTCGGACAAGTTGCTCGGGTCGCGCCTTACGTGGCACCCGCACTGGCTTCCCGACGCAGCTGGGTGGACGCTCGCAACGGCTGGCGTGCCCACGGTCACGCTCAACGCTGCCGGCTACCTCTCGATCGTTAGCCCTGCTGCGGCCGTCAACACGTATACGCAGGCCGGCCCTGCGCTCACGGCAAACCATACGGTCGCAGCGTTCGCCGAGTGGATCGCGACGACGGATCGCAGCGAGATCCGGCTCGCATCGAGCAACGGGACGCAGACCTATGGCATCCGCGTGCGCTGCTCTGGCACGACGGTCGATGTCCTCGACAGCAACGGCGGGGCCTCGCTCGGGTCGGCTAGCATCACGGCCGGCTCGCGCATCCAGATCCGCGCCTTCCTCGAGAACAACGGAGCCACGGCAAACGCCGTCGTGTACCTCGGCACGGGAGCGGGCGGCTTCATCACGCTGCGGCCGTCGAACCGCATCGTGAACGTGAACACGGTCAGCAACGCGGGTGTGACTGCCGCAGGTACCTCGGTGACGTGGGGGCAGTTCTCGCTCGTCAACCCTGCCGAGTCTCGCTGGTACGGCGTGGGCTGGATGGCGGCGGCGGGTGTGAGCAGCGTGTACAACCTCACGCTTCCGACCGACCTCCCCGGTCGCCCATTCTCGGCGTACCCGCAGACGCTGGACTATGGCACGCTGGTCCGCGCCGTGGCTGGCCCGACGCTCGCGGGCGACGAGTGGACGATCACGCCGCGGTACGATTACGCGATCTCGAACGTCCTCGTCAGCGAGGCCCCCTCGCCGCGTCAGTCATGGCGCTCGGTCGATGCGACCCAGCACCAGCTGACGTGGGTCATCGAGACGGGAGCCGGCGCAGTCACTCCTCTCCGAGGGCCTCTCGGTGCGCTGTACCTGGGCGGCACGAACTTCAGGACGGCTACCCTCGAGGGGCGCAACGGAGCCGGCGCGTGGGTGAGCCTCGGCGTGATCGACATGGCGGCGCAGAGCCGGCCGCTCAAGTGGGTGCGTAACGGCACGATCATCGAGCCGGACACGAGCAGCGCCACCAGCGCCGGCTACTTCTGGCCGCATGGCATCCTTCGCGGGGCGCGCTTCGTGCCAGATGTGACCGCAGCTGCTGGGCTCACGGCGAAGGCGATCAGCAACTCTAGCGAGGGCAACTGGACGAACCAGAGCGGGCGCCGGCTGCGCCTCGAGGTTGATAGCACCTCGGGCCTCGGGTCGAGCGGCACGAACGGCGCGATCGTGCACCGAAGCGGACTGCTCGTGTGGAACAATGACCCGCGCTACAACGCGTACCGGCTCACGATCCCGGCGCAGCACACTGTCGAGGACTACTTTGAAATCGGCACGCTCGTCTTGGGGCACATCCTCGCGTTCGGGCGCCGGTACAGTTGGGGGCGCACGGTGCAGACCTCGCCGAACACGACCCTCACGACGGGTCGAAGTGGCGCACGTCGGGCGCAGAACTTCGGCCCATCGCGCCGATCGGTAGAGTTTGGGTGGACGGATGGCACCGACCTATCCGCAGTCCGGCAGGCAGGACCTGCGGACTACGTGAATGCCGCGGCCTCGGGAGGTGGCGAGGCCGCGGCTACTTGGTTCGACGCGCCGCTCTCCATGGAGGGCCTCGTCCGCGAGCTCTACGGGAGCCAAACGCCGGTCGTTTACCTGCCGTGGATCGAGCGCCAGGCGCTCGGCACGGTCTACACTGCGAGCCATCCCGACCTCATGATGTACGGCCGCATCGTTTCCGACGTGAGCATCGAGACGGTACAGGGCGAGGAGTGGATCGCCAGCGGCGAGGCTAACGGCGAGGTCGTGCGGACCTCGGTCATCCGGCTCGAGGAGGAGGTATGACCGATCGGTGGACCGAGGCTCAACTGCGCGGCGAGATCTACTGGGTGCTGTCCATCCAGTGGGCCGGCGGTACGTTCTACCTGTCCACCGACTCGCTCTACATCACAGACGGCGCGGACACGATCACCACAACGCCCGACCTTGTGGACTATCCAGCGGTCGAGGAGGCCCTCGAAATCTGGAGCGTCGAGACGCCGCGCCTTTCGGTCCCGCTCTCGTTCATCCTGCCTGTCGACGTGCCGGGGCTCATCGCAGAGGGCCACGCCCTCGACGGGGCCGTGGGCGAGCTCTCCCAGTGGGCACGCGGCACGGAGTGGAGCGCGCGCCGTGTGGTCGTGCGGGGCAAGTTGGTAGACCCAGAATACGGCGCCGAATGGGAGCCCGTGGCGTGCTCGCTCGAGGAGATGGTCGCCGACGACCAGACGACCCTCCCCGTGCAGCCCATCACCATCGCCTCGTGGCTTGCAGAGGCTGTCTCTGGAATGAGCTCCGCACATGTGGGCGATGCTGGCGTCGTGCTTCCGATGGTCTGGGGAACGCCAGGAGCAACGACCGCAGCAGGGAGCCCCGCGCCCATCATCGGGACGAGCGGCTCGCTGGTATACCTGGGCATCGCGTGCCACTACGTCGAGGCGTTCTCGGTGGACATCATCGACAGCGCCGGCACGACGGAGACGTTCGTCGTGTACTACACCGACGTCCGGTCCTACTTCGGCACTACGCGTGGGATGCCTATCGTCGCGTGGGTCGTGGTCGACACGAGCACCACGTCCCTCGTGCTGACCGACTCGCTCTTCGCCATCTGGAACAACGGCGCGGCGCTCGTGGACGAGAGCAGGCAGGCCATCCGCGGAGTGGGTGACCTGCTCGCGCACGTCCTTCGCACCTCTGCGCTGCGTGTGGACTACGGCCGCGTCGATGCCGTGCGTCCCTTGTTGAACCAGTACCAGACGAGCGGCTACATCGACGAAGTCGTGGCGCTCGGGGAGTACATCACCGAGGTCCTCGCCGCCGTGTTCCCGTTCGCGATGGCTGGCGGGCAGGGTGGCGTCTATCCGTTCCTCTGGCCGGTCTACCCGCAGGCCTCCTCTGCCGTCGCGGTGCTCTCCACGGACCTCGACCCGAACCTCGAGCGCGTGGGGCGCATCGCCTACGAGGGCTCGGACGAGGTCGCCACCGACATCGAGCTCCGGTACACGTGGAACCCGCAGACCGAGGGCTACATGGTCGCCCGCTCGGTGGGCGGCGAGGTTTCCGTCGCGGACCCCGACCGAATGACCATCGCGCAGCTCATCGGCCCGAGGTCGCGCTACGGGCTTCGGCGTAAGGTGCTCGAGACAACGGTCGTGCATGACGCGACGACGGCTAGCAAGGTGCTCCTCGCTCAGGCGGCACGCTACGGTCAGCCCGCGCGCATGGTGCAGTACATCGCGCCACGCCGGTATGGCTGGCTTCGGCGTGGGGACCTCATCGCGCTTACGGATGTCGAGGTCGCGGCCGCGTCGCAGCTCTGCCTTATCGAAGGCGTGCAGTGGACCGAGGACGGCGCGCTCACGCTCACGCTGCGATACATCGAGGCGGGGGCCTGATGGCACGCGTACCGCTCACACGGAACAGCACTGGACAGTTCGCCCGCGTGGCGCAGCTGGTAGCCGGGACGAACGTCACGATCTCCGAGAGCCTCACGGGCGAGGTGCTTACGGTCACGGTCGCCGCATCTGGCGGCGGTGGCGGTGGCGGCGGGACGCCAGCCACAACGGTCGTGAGCGAAACCTCTTTCGGACAGAGCCCGGCCGTGGGAACCTCGACGGACTACGCCCGCGGGGACCACACCCACGGCACGCCGGCCGTACCTGCTCACTCTGCCCTGTCCTCGCTCGCGTGGACCTCGAGCGGGCACACGGGTAGCACGACGAGCGTGGCAGCGTTCAATGGTGGGGGCGCCGCACAGGCAGTGCAGGCGACCGCAGACGAAACGATGCTGGTGCGCCGTGGTGGAACGCTTCAATGGGTGGCCATCGCTGCGGCGGTCAGTCTCCTAGCCAATGCATACGATGAGCAGGATCTGTCTGGGCAGGCCCTCACGCTTGACACTGCCGGCGTGTTTCCCGGTACCATCTCCTAGGAGGACGCGTGGCTCTCTCGCCGCTCAACTGGAAGTATGTAGGCGCCGCCAGCTTCACGGGCGGGAGCATCTCGGCGTGCCTAAACGCCATCTATACGCTCGGGCAGGCGACGACCTACGCGAATGGTTCGGCGCGCACGCCCGGGACAGGAAGCGCCTGGACTTGGGAGCGCGAGCAGATCAGCGGCGTAACGGAGGCCGCGTACGGCAACCCGCCGACGAATGCCCTCGGCATGCGCTACATCGTCGCGAACACGACGAGGGTGCAGTCCTACACGCTGCTCACTCCAGACAATGCGGCGACGAACAACTGCCTCCTCTACGGCATGAACCGTGGGAGCGGCACGTATACGTCGTGGGTCAACGCGCAGCCGTTCACCTCGGGGTTCAGTGGGTACTGGAAGTGGAGCCGTGTATTCTCCACGATCTCCTATGACCGCGTGTTCATGTGGGAGTCGCAAGAGGGCTGCGTCATGCAGGTGTGCCAAGCGGCGACGGCAGGCACGACTTCCTCGGTGGCCTTCGGCGCGCTACTCGACCCGCTGTCTAGCGCCGCAGGTACGGCCGAGAGCGATGGGCGTGTGTACATGATGACGGGGCAAGGCTCCACGAGCAACATCTCCGCAACGTGGAGCTCGCTCGGTGCTTCGGACGGCGGGTGGTTCTCGCATACGACGAGTGTACAGACGTGCCACAGCGGAGCCTTCAACAACGGAAGCACGACCGTTACGGGCATCGGCCGCTACTTCGGGTCGCTGGGCAACGTCATCCCGGCAGCGTGGGCAAACCGTGGCGGCGAAATCCCGCGTGTCCCCGTACAGGTAGGCGTCCTTGCTGGTGCCTACTACGGGCAGCTGCGCGAGATCTACTACACCTCCGACAGCCAGACCGGCCTGACTTGGCGCTACCTCGGCGTCGAGCAGGGATACATTGTTGGGTACCATCCGACGACATCCGGCGACTGCTTACTCCTGAAGGTATGAAATGGACGCGACCGACTACATCCTCTCGATCATCTCGGCGAACCCGAGCGTCGTGACCATCGACCTACAGGCTGGCGCCACGGTGGATGCCGCGCGCCTCCCAGCTGGCGTAACGGTCGAGCCGTGGGCAGAGGACTGGAGCGAGGGCCTCGACGCGAACGGCACTCTGGTCGTGCGTTTCCGCGCATAGTGCGCTAGTATCGGGCCATCGGATGGGGGTCTGATGAGCGCAGAAACACCGACGGCATGGACGCAGAAGCTGGTCCCAGTGCCTGTGTGGGCGCTGCTTATGCTCGGCGCAGCGATGGCCGGCGGCGGCGGTATCCTCGGCATGTCCCAGGCAGAAGCCTCGAGCGTGCCTGACCCAGCGCAGATCGAGCAGATCCTCTCCGGCCAGCGTCGGATCGAGGGTCGCCTCGACGCCATCGAGCGCCAGCTGGCGACAGTCGCCGCGATGGCTCACACGCACACTGGAGTGATCAATGCCCCTATCCCCTGACGAGATCGTGAAGCTCCCGACCGAGGTCATGGACCTGATCGCAGCGATCAAGGAAGCCCGCGCCGTGGATGGCGACGGAGGCGCGAAGATCACGCGCGCCGAGAAGAAGCTCCTCCTCACGAAGGCCGCGCGTCTCGTGTGGCTCCTCACCACTGACGCGCTCGACTAGGAGGCACCATGCCCGCTCTCGACCTCTCTGGAGTCACCCAGTACCCTTACGTCTCCAGCACCACGACGCCGGGCACCTCGGGGCTCTGCCGGATCATTCTGCTCCCCACGAACGTGAGCCTACAGATCACGCTCCACAACCGCGACAAGGCATCGAAGGGGCTGGCGTTCTCGTATGACCAGACTCTGACGGACGGCGGCGCGATGCCCGCCACGTACTTCTCGGTGTCGGACCCGATCCACATCAAGTGCAGCAAGAACCGGATCAGCGGGTTCTCGAACGTCACGCAGGTGGCGGTCTTTTCGCCGTCGCACACGGCGGTGAACTGCGAGATCCTCATCGAAGAGGACGGCATCTGATGGAGCCGATCCACGTCGAGGAGCCGGCCGGCGAGGTCGTGCCCACGGCGCAGACGCCGGAGAAGGACGCGATCGTCGCCAGCGTGACCGACGATGCTCTCGTCATGGCGCACGAGGCACAGGCCGCGACGCCGTCGCCCGAGGAGATCGTCACGATCGCCAAGGGCGCCGAGGACGGCGGGATGATCGGCGTGGTCCTTGCCGTCGTGGCGGTCCTCGGTGGCGGTGCGGGCTGGAAGTTCTACAGCCAGTCCAGCAAGCAGAAGGCCGAGCTCGCCAACAAGCAGGCCGAGCAGGCGCACGAGCTGGCGATGGCCGAGCTGAACGCGAAGATGCAGGGGCCTACGTCCAGCCCTCCGCAGTGCATCGCAGCGCACACGTCGCTCGAGGCGCGGATCGCAGCAGTCGAGGCCAAAGCCTCGCGCATGACCTTGCCCGACTTTCCCGACGACTTCGACGCAGAGATGCTGATCGCGCGCGTCGAGAAGCTCGAGAAGGCAGCGAAGGCCAAGCCCAAGCCCGCAGGGAGGAAGCCGTGAACCTGTCCGAGCATTTCACCTTTGATGAACTGACCCGCACTGGGCAGACGGCGCTCCAAGTGAAGAACCACGAGGAGGCGCAAGCGTGCATGGGCGCGCTCACGGCGCTTGCGGTCACGATCCTCGAGCCGATCCGTGCGAAGTACGGCCCGATCAAGGTTAACAGCGCGTTCCGCGGTCCTGCCGTGAACACGGCCGTCGGTGGGAGTAAGACCTCGCAGCACATGAGTGGGCAGGCCGCGGACATCGTCGTGCCAGGCGTTGCGCTTGAGGTCGTATTCGCGTGGATCGTGAAGGAGAGCGGGCTTCCGTTCGGACAGGCGATCCTCGAAGGCCCAGGCGGCAAGGTGTCGTGGATCCACATCAGTCTTGGCGAGCCTTGGCGTGCGAAGGACAAGTCGCGTCAGGCGCTCACCTGGGACGGCAAGACCTACGCGCCGTGGAAGGGCTAGACGTTTCGTGTGCGGTCGAGGTCGGCGAGGTGCTGTCCATCGCCGACCCACGACTGCACGACTGCGCGTGGCCCGAGGGCCTTACATTGACTGCCCATGTCATCGAGGTGGACCCCGTCGTGGTGCGCGTGCGTGTGACCACGCATAGGCTTTGCATCGAGGCCGACGACGAGGCCGCACAGGTCCGTCGCGTCTGGCGTCGTGCCGTCGCAAAGGCGCGTCAGGCGTGGGGACCAGAGTTCACGGTCGAGACAGTCCGCGGTGACTGCTCGGCCGACGTGCGCTCTGCTGACGTTGACGTAGTCGAGACACGATAGCGGACAGCACGCACACTGCGACACGAGAGAGCAGCTGCACCATCGCGCCGACGAGCAGCACGATGGTCGCGACGGTTAGCCACGCGATCACTATTCGACCAGATGCGCGAAGAGCGGCCCGAGCGTGAACCGGATGCGCGCCCTCGCGATCTTGGCGTACTCGGGCGACAGTTCGCACCCGATGAAGCGCATGCCTTCAAGCATCGCCGCGCGCCCAGTTGAGCCGGACCCCGTGAACGGATCAAGCACGAGGCCACCGGGAGGCGTGACCATCCGCACGAGGTAGCGCATGAGGTCGGTGGGCTTCACTGTCGGATGCACGTTCTTCGGCACGTCTCCGATCATCTCGTCGCGGTCCTCTCCGCTCGCCTTCGCAGTGTAGAAGTACCGTGCCGCGTCGCGTAGGCCCTCGGTCGCCTCGTCGCTGCCGTCGTGGAGGACGTTGGCTGGCCAGCGGCCTTGAACAGGTCTTGCCGTTCCACCGTTGCGCGACAGGCCGCCTTCGTACAGGTGAGAGCCACCTCCTCCCCATCCTACGACATCCTCTCCAACGCGACACCCATCCACATTGATCGCTCCCGTACCGTACCGCAGCACGTTCGCCGCGACGGTCCCGGCCAGAGGCTTCCGCGCCATGCAGATCGGCTCATGCGCTGGCTTAAGGGCAGTGCCCCAGCCGGACCATCGGCGGGCGTCGTCGGTGGCGGGGGAGGTGACTGATGCTATCGCGCCATCAGCGTGTCCTCCGTAGCATCCGTTCCCACCGATACCATAGGCAGGTCGACTTGATATGACCTCCCGCTCCGCTCCCGCCGCCTTGTCGATCGCCTTGGACACGTCGAGCGACTTCGGGAACCCGCTCCCGTAAAGCCACATGATCTGGTCGCGCACGTCGAACCCGGCGTCCTCGATGGCGCACGCCATGCGGTGATAGGTGCGCGACCCCGAGAAGGCGAGCAGGTGCCCGCCGGGCTTCAGCACCCGCAGGGCCTGCCGCCATACCTCGATGTCATACGCGATCCCGCTCGCGTCCCACTTTCGACCCATGAAGCCGAGTTCGTAGGGCGGGTCGCACACGACCGCATCCACGCTATCGGCTTCGAGCGTGGCCATGCTCTCGCGACAGTCGCCGACTAGGATGCGCGCCCTCATGGGTTGACCTTCGCGTGGTACGCCGCGCGCATCTGCCGGTTCTCCTCGCGTACCTGCTCCAGCGCCGCGAGGCCCTCGGCCAGCACCTCACCGGGCGTAACGCCCTGATGCTCTGGGTTAGCGCAGCGCCATGCAAGGCGACGGAGAGCGGACTGTGCCCGGTCGATCGCCGGGCAAGTATGACCGGGGGGCTTCAACGCTCACTCCGCATCGCCACGTCGATCAGGCTCGCGACCTGGGCGCGGTCCATGTTCTCGGTCGGCTCCACTTTAGTGTATGCACTATTCACGTCCACGAGGCCCATAGCGACGGCGGCGCCCTCGGCCTGACGCTGCGCGTCCTCGAGCGACGACGCCCGGCCACGCTGGTCTGTGATCGGGTCGCGGGTCATCAACTCCCACGAGTAATGACCGGCGACGCTCTGGTTGACGATGAGGTGCGCCCCGTCACGAAGGGAGTGCGTCCAGGCGATGTGCGTCGTCGGCTTGCTGATGGCGATCACGGTCCAGTCAAGGATTGGCATCGGATGCTCCGGACAGAAGGTGATGGATGCTGCGCGTCAGCAGCACGTCGTTGAGGCAGTAAGCGGTGATCTCGGCCTTCTTCCCGGCGAGCCACATCGGATGGACCTCGGAACCGTGACCGGTCTTGCCCTCGAGGCCGAGCAGCTCGGAGAGGTCCGCGAGGCTCACGCGTTCACGCG